TGTGGCTAGGATGTGTCCGCTGAAGCGTGCTTCAACGTTCATGCCTAGATCAATTAGGTCCTGGAATTTTTCTTTAGCAAGATCGCTGAGATCATCTAGCTCTTTATCGCTGATATCTAAATCATTGACAAAGGGCAATGCCGCATCAATCTTATCGATGGCTAGATCGACTTCTTGGATTATAGCACGTTGTTCTTCAATCGACGGTGCAGTACTATCGGTGTCATTGTTTGCCGGATTTTCCTCTGCAGAAGGTAGATTGAATAGTTCTTGGAGTTTTTGTGTCATGCATGTATTTACCGCTTGACGTTTTTGAAGAGATCGTATTCGGTTATGACACGGAATCGCATGTTGTTAGCACGGCACCAACTGTCAGCGGCCGCCCACTTGGCCATGTTCATAGCTACCATAAGTTTGTCACGATAACTGCGTGCTGATTCCATAGTAGTTTCAGCTGAGGGTTTGACTTCTACTAGCTCAGTATGTTGCTTTTGATTAGCGTCTACATAGACTATGAGAAAGTCTGGCACGTAGATGGTATTCTTACCGCTGACGGGATTAAAGTAGGGTATCTTAATGCTTTCGCTAGTCCAATTCAACACCGCTGGGTTGTTGTCAGCAAAGCTCATGAAAGCAAATTCCCAACTGCTGCGATAGGTAGGACTGCGCTTGCCCATGTATTTTTCGGGGTTCTTGACCTGATACTTACCTTGTGCGTATTTGCTCATTATGCTAGGATCGCACGTTGGATGTATTTGTTGACTGGTGGACTATTGGTGATACCTAACAAGCTGGTGTTCACTCGATTTTGATTCAACAACACAGTTAAGAAAGGAGTTATTTCATCTTGTTCTACTGTATATGATAGGAAAAAATAATTATATGCAAACTGACCACCGCCTATGCTGACTGTTTCACGTTGATAGTTTGCCACAGCCTGTATCTGTATGGCTTGATCTAAGTATGATTTGATAATGAATTGATCCGGATCAGATACACCTGCGGGGATATCAAACTCGATCGCTCCTATGCTGGCAGCGTCAATAACAGATTCTATGATTGGTGATGCTACGTTACTACCTATGGGTGCATCATTGGCAGCCAAGAATGGCATGCCTTCAGCTACATACACTGGTGTTTCTGTAACAACCACGTCTTCAAGTATGGACATACCACTTAGTATAGCATCACGCTGAGTGTCTATGACATTGGCATTAAATGTTGGATTAGTAAAACTAGTCTGTACTACCAATGGTTGATCTGTGGGCAGTTCAGCATAGTAGGATCTGTAGAATGTCTTGGTAGCGGACAGATAAAATAATTGTCCTGCTTCATATTCATTTTTGTCTGCGACTATCTGATCATAGGTAGTATAGGTATCAACCACTGATGATGCGGGGATCGGAGTTTTGACTTCTACCCTGCGACCTGCTTTGAGCTTTCTAAATTCATCTATTAGGCTCATGGGATCTATGCCTTGGCTAAGTGCGGTATAGATTACCGTGGCTGCCAAAGTCCTACCTGATTCTTCATCGCCTGTCACTGTTTGGAAGTATCCTATCACAGCATCATTGATGTTTGGGCTAGTGGTTAGTCTGTCACTGAAATAATTATTAAAGTATTCTGTAGTAGAATTAACATTGGTATTTGGTGGTAAATTTCCGTTTGCTGGCATATCTATTCCTTAGACTGTGCTGCGTCCCTGATTGCTAGACGGGATCTGTGCATTTTGTGAATTGATATTAGTACCAATGGCACCACCTGGCAGGGCACTGATAGCTTTGGCTATGCCTTGGTTAACCTGTCCTGCTGTTGGTACAAAAACCGTGCTCAATGGATTACGACCGCTTAAGATATTTTTACCCAGCTGGGTCAGTTCAGCACCGCCCACTCGCTTGATGTCTGCATTTTTAAAATTATTAGCTGTACGGAAACCACCCAATGCTGCTCCAATGAAATTACCATTCTGTAGGTTAGTGATAACATCACCAGCACCTTCAACTAGACCGCCTGGACCTAATATGCTGGTAGTACCACCACCCAATGAAGTAAGTGGACTTGGACTGTTATCATAGTGCAAGGTGCTAAATCCAAGCACTGTTCCTTCACTTACTGGTCCGGTCGCATACTGTACAGCTTCATATGCCAATGTCATAGTATGTTCCATTGGTACATACTCACCTGCGGTGTGCTGACCATGCTGGAAACTGGTTATAGTTGGACGAATTAAGGTATAACTACTGAATGATTTTTGATGTAGGCTATAGATCCTAACAGCATTTATATAATTCTGTGTGCCAGTATTGCTAAGTGGAGTAAATCCCCAGCTCTGTTCTTGGCGTTTCTTATACTTGTGATCTTGATTGTATAATGCTTCCTGATGATCTGCATCTCTATAGTAGTAAGAATAATAACCATACCAGAAATTACGTACTACATCTGCGCTGTCATCATGGAATGTGATACTTAGAGGATCATAGTTAATCTTTTCTTGTGCTATATTCTTGCGATTGTAGGCATTATAGGTTTTAGTTGAAACTGAAAATCTTGGTAATGCTACATTCTTGGCCATGAGACCGATTTCAATCTGGCTGTTTTGATCCACTTGGGCTACTGTTGGATTTAGATCCATAAACACATGATAGACCGAACCAACCTTAGGACTTAGTCTATAGAGACTGTTAACAAAAACACGTGAGGCATGTTGCCAATCACGTATCTCATCACCGGTAGCTATTTGTTTTAAAAACTGATTAAAGAAGCCAGCCATATGTCCTATCCATTTATATTATTTATCGAGATAAAAAAGCCCGGATTTAGACCGGGCTTTGAAGTGTTTCGTCTGGATTAACCAGTGATTACTGTGCCAAGCGTTCTACCTACTGCTGTGCCAAGGCCTGTGCCAATTGGAGTTTGGATAGCATTGTCATAACGGATAGTTAAACCGATAGTCATAGGTTCGTTAGTAGCATAGTCAGCATTTGAATAGTCTGTATTAGATAGATAACACCCATACATTTCCCATGTTTCTAACACTGTGGGTTCACTAGCACCATTACCACCGTCTAAAACTTCAAATCTGGTTAGGAATTTGTAATCAATACCTGAACTTGCTGAAGCTTGTTCCATGAAGTCAAATTGTTTCTGTAGCTGTTCACCAACACGTTTAGCAACTTCACCACCTGCATCATCACGTAAGTTAGTAGTAACAGGTTCCCAAGTCGGTTTACCAGCTAGATATACCTTACTGTTGTAGATAGGAATAATCATTTCTTCAAAAGATAATGTCGGTCTCTTGAAGTCCATAACCTGTTTTGTCAACTCAGTCGTTGGTTGGCTTACACCAAAGTTCTCAAATGTCACGCGGAAGCGAAACTTGAGCTTAGGCATCAACAGACCTTGTGCTGTTGCGCTCTGATTAGTACTTAGGGGTACCGTAAACTTGCTTAATGATGCTGTTGCCATCTTATTTTCCTTTTAATACTTTATAGTATTTAGCTATTTTCCAGTTGAGTCAAGGGAGTGTCGCCACTCCCATTAACTGCGTATATTATGTTATAGTCAAGCTAGCACCAGTGTTGACGATTCTCACTGGAATATAAACGAACTCGATAGCTTTAACAGGTTTAATAGCAATATCAACATATAATTCATTGCGATCAATACGATCTGGTGTGTTGTTAGTTGTATCGCAGACCACTAGGTAGTCATATAAACCACGTTTAGCCACTAGGTCATTTAATACGCTTTCAAATGCCTGTTTAACTTGATTACGTGTGATAGTATCATTTGGTTCAAATATAAACGGACGAGATACTGAATCTAATACTAAACGTAAGTAAGCTATTAATCTAGCAACGTTAATTCGATCCATCGCTGATGTTTGTGCGCTACGTGTTTTCTGACCGTATGCTACTAAACCAACACCTGGTAATACTGTTAATGGATTGACTCTGTCTGCATATAGTACATCACGTAGGCCTACTGTAACACCGATCGATTTAAATAGATTGTTGTCATTGACATCAATATAACCAATGCTGGTAGCATTATCGATCAAACCACGACGTACACCGGCTGGTGCGAACCATGGGAAGCTGACGTTATCTGAACGAATCATTGTTCGCAGCATCATGTGGCTTGGCGGAACTACCACGCTTTCGCCTGCTAGGTCAGTAGCAAGTCCACTTGGATAGTATACACCAAGGAA